TGCCATTGCCTCCGCTTGACTGAGACCCTGTGCGCCATCCTTGGCGATGAAGTTGACTTTGTCAATGTGACGGACTTCGATGCCCATCTTCTTCCACTCTTCGTCAAACATATGCCCACGGAAGTAGGCGCAGGGACCCTGTTCAGCAGTCCCCCAGACAAGTACGTGCATATCCCTCCCGAGCGAGCATAGAGGCTCGCAAACTCTTGTGGGGTATCTAGACACCACCCCCGCCACAATCGTGGCTCCTGGGGCTTCCTAGGTGCCTCTCCGTTGATTCTACCACACCCTACTCGCCCCACTCCCGAAGGAGTGGGGCTTTCGGACAATCCCTAAGGATTAGATAGAGACCGTGGCCTGTGTCTTCAAGACACGGTAACGAGCGCCAGCCTCATCGAGGAGGAGGGTGCCGAAGCGCATCTTGTAGCCGACCAACGCCTTCTGGGCGAGTGGGTCGGAGTGATCGCCACCCGGAGCCACGAAGTAGCTCTGGAGGGTCTGGCTATCGCCAATCGTGTAAGCGTCTGGTCCGAGGAACAGAGCGTTGTACACGTTGCCGCTCGAAGCACCAGCGGTCGTGTAGACCTTGGCATCCGAGGACACGATGAAGCGCACGCCTGCGAACATACCAATCTCGCCCGTGAGCAGGTTGGTGTTGTCCACATACTTGCGCGACTCGATCCAACCGTTTACGCTGGTGTCTGACACAAGGTCATACTCCTGCGCTGGGTGGATGATGCAGCGGTACGTGCCGTCAGCGAACTGAGGAACGTTGCTGCCCTTGAGGCGAGCAACCATCTGCTTAACGAACGAACCCGTAAGCACGCCAGCAGCGGCAACAGCCGAGTTAGCAGTGTTTGTGGTAAGCGTCGCGGAGGCAGTGGCGCCGAAGATGGCGTCCGTCTTAACATTTGCGTGGATGCTGTCGCGGACAAGCGTGTCCATTGAGCGAACGGCCTTGTAGGCAACACGCTCAGCAGCGATGCTGATGAGGTCGTGTGGCGAGTCAAGGTTGGCGAGGTCCGAGACCGCAACCGTCGCGCCGTACTGCGCAGCGGTGAAGAACTCGGATGAAATCGTGAGGGCATCGTCCGTTGGGGCGGTGCCTTCCGTCAGCACCGTCGTGCTAACCGAGAGGTCAGCATAACGAGCGTAGCGAAGGGTGTTCGTACCCTTGATGAAGCGAGCTGGGACGTACATCCCTGGCATCGCGTGAACAGCACGAGCGCGCAATTCCTCTTCAGCCCGCGCAGCAACAAGCTGCGTGACTAGATCGGAAAAGTTCGACGTGCTGGTAGTTGTGGTAGCCATTGTATGCTACTCCTTCTTACTCAGCGAATGGATTTCCCAACGCCTTCAGAGCATCAGAGATACTCTTCGAGGTTGGCTTTTCGGTTGGCGCGGCAGTTGCCCGACGCGCATTGTTTGGATCCACTGGCGCTGGTTCCGGCTCGGTAGTCTGAGTAGCAGAGGCGGCCTGACGGACAAAGTTTTCCAAGGCTGCTGCCTTGCCAACTTCATCCAGACCTCCTGTGTCCTTCAAGAACTGGTATGCGAGCGGGTATTCCCGTGCTAGGCGCTCCTCTTTCGCGGCTTGCTCGGCAGTTGCGGCCTTCTGCTCAAGTTCTCGAATCTTGGCTTGCGCCTTCTCGAACTCAGTCATCGATGCCTGCTCCTGCTCTGCCTTCCAGCGAGCGAGTTCTTCCGCCTTGGACTTGAGCTCATCAAGTTCCTTCTTAGTGGCGGTGAGTGCCTGATCCTTGCCTGCTAGGCGCTTCTTCCAAGTGGTGACGTCTGCCTCGCTCTCAGTGGCAGCAGCGACCTCCGCGACTGGCGCGGTGGACTCCTGCGACTCAGGTGCGACGCTGTTCACGACTTCTTCAGCCACAGCATTTCTCCTTTTTCTTTCTTTCCCCGACCCAATGTCAGGGTTATATATTTATGGATTGCGAAGTTGCTGGAGTCGATCCTGCAACGTTTCCGAAGCACCCTCAGCAAACTGCTGAATTCCTTCGGACAATTGTGGGTTAATCTTTGTGACGTCTTCAATAGTCTGTACACCCTCAATGAGGTTTCTGACCTGGCCAAACGCAGTACCTCGACCAAGCGTCGCCCACGCTTCTGACAGTGCTGGGGCCAGGTTTCCTGGAGTGAGGGCGGTTCCCCTGAGACCTTCTTGGATCACATTTCGCCGCAGGTATGCTGGCGTTGTGAACCCAAGCGCCTCTGGGTTTGCTGGGAATAGGTTGGAGATCGCCCAGATCAATGCATCGTTCTGAAGGATCTGATCCAGAACATCAGAGTCTGAGTTCATCTTGTTATCAAAATATTCCATTACCATCTCGTACTTGGAGTATCCAAGACCAGGCATTACGATTCCCTTTGCCCCAGGCGTCAAGAAGAGAATCTTCATCAGGGATGGAATTGCCTTTTGTACCATATAGGAATACGGATACAGACCAAGGAACGGGTGATTAAGGCTTCGCTCAAGCCACGTTCGGTGGCTGGCAAAGAACTGCGCCTTGTCTGCGGCCCGTGTTCCACGCATAATAGCAACTTCGTAGGCGCCAATGACGGTGTTTGCCAAATCATCTGCAAGCTTCTGCGCCTGAACAAGCGCCTGCTCACGAGAGATATTCTTGGTCTGCACCAAGGAGTCGGCAATCCCCTCAACCACCGCCTTGGCGGTAAATGACCGCGCAGCCTTTCCGTTTCGCTCAACGTGTCGGGCCATCAGGAGCGGGTCGGAGTGCATAATGTACTCGCCAAGGAGCAGTTCGACAACGTCGTCCGCCTTGGTCACATTATAGTGGATTGCAAGTTCCTGCAATTTTCCAGGCGCAGCCTGCTCAAGAAGATCAATGATCTCCCTTGTGGCAAACCTATCTGCCGTCATATCGCGGGCTGCTTCCTTGACAATTCGCACGTCGTCAAAGCTCCTGAGACGTGTTAGGTTTTCCTGGCTAAAGGTTGCCTTAACGCCGCGAATAACTCCAGAAACCCTCTGCCTAAATCCGTTGGCAGTATACACTGCACGAACGGTATTTTTCGCCGACTTCTTGCCAAGATATGTCACCCCGTCCGCAAACTCTCGGTTTACGTTTAGAGGGTTCATATATCCGCGCATAGCGACCGTCCCCCTTAGGTCGCCAGCAAAGTCGTCATAAACCTCTTTCCTAATGTTATGAGCAAGCAATTGGAACTGTGTCTCAAAGCGCTCCATCACAAGGTTGAAGTACGGATTAAGTCGACCGAAACGAACCTCTGGATAGATGCGGTCTGTCAGTACCGTAATTGCTGGCGCAATAGCCTTTACGCGACCACTGATTCCAGCAGTGATACCAACGGCTGACCAGTCACCAGCGGCTGCCCGAACGATCTCGGTAATTCCATCTGATCCATTTTGTGCCAATGCGGAGAATTCACCAGGTGTGAGATTGGCCTTAAAGACTTCCTGAACTTCTTTTCGCTCAAGGAACAGACCTCGAATCTGTACGTTCTTTGCAGCCGCAAGCCCACTGATCTCCGCAAGGATTTTACGGGCGCGGTTGACGGACACTCCAGGGGTAATGACGCCATCTTCGCCAACCCTAGTGGTTGACTTTATAAGGCCAGTGACAAATCGTTCTGCGACATTTGCCTTGGTGACCTCCGCGCCATACGGTCTGGTAAGTTTGTCTGCAATCCTATCTAGCTTAGATGGCTGTAGCCGAACCTTTCCAAGCCCAGCGTCAAGCTTGCTGATGTCTTCTAGGTCAAGCGTGTCAGAGAATGGAAGCAATACGTCGCTCCAAACCTCCGCCCCATCGTCGCTCCCCTTCAGGACGGTTGCGTTGATGACCTCATCCTCTGGGGCAATGCCAAGGCGATAGCCCATCTTCTCAAGTTCTGAAGCCACCTTGAGGATGGATGCTCCTTGATCTGGGAGCTTTGCTGCCTCTTGCGCAAGTTCCTTCTGTGTGATCTCCTGAACCGTGCGACGCTCTGACTTTCCCAGGAAGTCAAACACTTCCTCATAGGTATACTTCCCAGCAGGGAAACTTGCGGCGAAGTCGTCATATGAAGACACGAGCCGGTCTGCATATTCCTTGAGGACAGATTTTAGTTCCGCTACCTTTGCGGCATCTCCAGCAGCCTCTGCCGACGCAAGTTCCGACTTGATTCCAGTGATCTCTTTGAGGATTCTTGCAGCCTCAGCACCAGTAATATTTCGCTTGGAGATTATCGTAAGCCGAGATAGTTTACCAGTTAATCCAGCCCTAATGCCAGCAAGGGTTCTAACTGCTTGACCATAGTTTGAACCTCGTGCGATTGACAGTACGTCTTGTAGCGCACGAAGATCATTGCCGTATGTTTTAATTGCCCACTCGGCAACATCGGCTGCATCATCCTGCTTCATACCAAATCCGCCGACAAGGTCTTGGATGAGTTCCTCTTTTGCCTTGACGAGGTTTTGGGCTGACGCAAGTCGATCTGCCTTGCTCTCCGACAAGACCCTGAATGCTTCCTCTCCAGCCATTCTGGCGTCAAGTTGTTCCCTGAACTTTGCAATTGCCTTCATTGCTGGGGCGCGTTCTTTCACAACCCAGTTTGCGTGTCCGTCGGCAAGTTTCTTCCTAAGCCCAAGAATCTCGTCAATGCGAAGAAGTTCCTCTGGTCGAACTTGATCCTTGTTCTTGATAATTACTTTAATAAGGGACTGCTGATCTGCCGAGGAGAAGCCAGACTTTGTCATAATCTCCCCAAGAGACATTGACCCTTCTTCTAGTGGCTTGGTAAGAATGTCTTGGGCGGTGTCACCCTTACGGAGACGGTCCTCAACAAACGAGACCGCGCTCTTGGCGAATGTTTCCGAGTTGCTTCTCTTTACTGCTGCGACCGCCCGAACAACACCAGACCTAGTTGCGTTTGCCGCTGTAACTGCAAAGTTTCGCAGTCCGCGCTCCGCAACATCCCGTGTTTTTCCAGTCTTTAAAACGATCTGGTTTAGAAATGCATCCATTACCTTTGGTGAGTGGACTCGGTACGCTGCGCGAGCAGCCTCCACCGCTGGCTTTGAGGCAAATCTTTTAGTAAAGCTCTTGATGTTTCCAAGCGTGGCGTCGTAGACTTTTCCAGCCCAATCCCACTTTTCAAGGAACATCTGGGCATCGGAGAGTTCTCTAACGGTATCTAGTTGTCCAGCCTTCCTTGCTGAATCAATCTGGGCGATAACGTTGGCATTGACTATTTTTGAAAACGCAGATGCCTTGGAGCCGATTGCGACTGCTTTACCAACACCTGGGGCAATGATGTTTACTGGGTCAAGGAGAAGCGACCAGAGGAAATTGTGTGCGCCGTCTGCACTGAACCCAGCGTTTGAGTCTGCAAGCTCAAGTGCGGCCTCCTCAACGGTTGCTCCGTTCTGGATTGCATTTAGAGCAGCCTTAGGTGCCTCCCCAAAGATGTCAGTAATAAAATCCTTTTTGCCAGATCTGCTATTAATAATCCTTGCCTCGGCAACCCGTTGCTCAACAAATCTTCCTGGTGCCGCAATGACGTTCATACCAACAGCAAGAGGAGTCCCAAGGACTTCAAGTCCCTTGACCGCTGCTTGCGCTAGGTTGGAGTCTCCGATTCGAATCTGTTCAAGCAGGCTAACCCCACGACCAATCGTGTTGTCCATAACGCTGCCGAACAAACCGATGACTGGCTTTGCGATTCCGCCGACCACGGGGATATTCTCCGCGATGGAGACCAGTCCCTTTCCAAGACCAATGAATCCAGCGTTAAGATTTCCAATAGATTGCTGAATGGTTTTATTTGGGTTGCTAACAGAAACCTCAACCTGTCCGACATTGGACATCTGTTCCCGCGTAAGACCAGATTGATTCGTTGTAGACTTTACTCCACCACGAAGATAGTTCTGGCTACTAGAAGGAACTGTCTGTCCAAGGTCTACTCTTTCTGGCATTAAGGACCTCCGGGCCTACGGTATACAGGTGTTGATGCTGGCTGGTTTGTTGTCGCTCGAATTGCAGATTCCCTTCTTTCCCTCAGGCTGTCACCAGAAAATTTCGTAAGTGCCTTAAATCCAAGAGCTTGAGGTTTTGGAATGGTCGGGATAGACGGTGTCTTTGGCATTGGAATGTTTGCCTGTAACCCAAGATACCCAGAACGAGAAATCGGGGATGACGCTGGCTGCCTAGGTGTCGGAACGTTTCTAAAGAACACGTTAGACCCAGCAGGGTATCCAGTCTGCTTGTATTGCTGATCCTGCGCAGAGGCAGCAACTCGCTCTCTCTGCGCCTTCTTATACTCCGATGGCTTAAGTCGTTCAGATACTGCAAGTGCCTCAAACTGAGGGTTCCCCTCTAGGCCAGACAGTACGCTTGCCCCAAGGCCGCCAATGGCGCCAACGGCACCACCGATAAGTCCACCAGCACCAATTCCCAGAGGTCCAAGCGGTGACCCGACTAGCGCACCAGATGCCGCACCAGCGGTAAATCCAGCAAGTGCGGACGTTGCTGGATCAAGCCCTTGTTTGCCAGGTGACTGATAGTCAGACTTAAATCGCCAATCATAAGGACCGACCTGAACAAGGTTGTCTTGATTCTGTACAATCCAAGACTGATCCCTATATTCCTGAGAATCAATCCCCTTGGTAAGACCGATAATCTCAAGCCTAACCTCTGGAGTATCTTCAAGAGATCCGTTTCCAATTGCCTCTTGAATACGAAGTGCTTTAACCGCAGATGCCTGAGCCTCAACATCTGCAATGCCCGCCTCTGCCTCTTCCCGCTCTGTCTCTGGAAGCCCAGCAAGACCATCCTGTGCTGCTCGCTGAATCTCAAGCATTGCCTCTGGCGTTAATGATGGAACGACCCCAGTTCGATCAAGAGTTCCAATTGTTCTATCATATCCCTGATATGTTGCCTGAAAATAATCTACCCGCGGTGCTTTTCCAAGGTTTGCAATTGGTCCGTTTGTTCCAACAACCCAGTCGGCGCCAGACTGCCTAAAGTTGTCGGCGTCATACATTGTTCCGTCAACGCCAATGACAACTGGCTGATTTGCACCAAGGGCGTCTGGGACCTCGTATCTATATCCGAGCAGCGATCCGTCAGACTTGTTTACCCTAGTCCCGAAGGCAACAGCAGTGAACGAATAGTAGCTACCGTCTGGGAGTCGCTCAACTTTAACGTACTGGTATACGCCGTCCTTCAACCCGTTGCCTTGCGGCGCGGCTGCAACCCATCCCTGAGCCTTTTCGTCCCAAGTATTTACTAGTTTACCAGATTTAAGTTGTTTGATCTCTTCTTTCGTTGGCTGCGCCGCATAAATAATCGAGTTTACATCTTTCGTCTCGTCACTAGAAAGACCCCAGGTTGTGATACCAACTGCATTTTGCGCACCTTTATCTCCGCGAAGTTTAGCAAGCTCAACACTAATAAGCTCTGGGTTGAACATCCGAGCATCGTCTGGAATCCTGCCATAGTATGAATCTTTTCCAAGGAGATACTTCTCGTACTCCCTGTCGTAGAATCCCATAAGGAACGGGTTTGCCTTTGCACTGGTCCTATCGTCAAGATACTTGTTCCCAACGTATTGAATTTCGTCTTGATACGTTGCCGAACCAGTAACTGTCCAGACCGATCCAACCTTGTCCCAGGAACCCTTTGGCAATGCGCCAGTTGTGTAGGCGGCATCGGCATTATTCTTTAGCTCCTTAATGCCATTGTCCCACAGCTCAAGGAACGATGTTCCGTCGGTTACCCCAGCCTTGCGAAGTTCAGATGGGATTGCCGAAGGATTGTCGTCAATGTATGCCGCGTACATTGCGGCTGATTCTGGATTTTTCCTAATCTTTTCAAGGACAGAATCTTGGCTTTCAAAAGCTGGGCCAGCATCAAAACCGCTGTCAATGCCAAGCGAGTCATTGATTGTATTCCAAATGGCGGCTAGGTTATCTAGAGACTTGTCGTATCTCTTTCTTGATGCGCTTGTTCCACCACCGCCAGAAGAGCTTGCAGTCGTAGCAGCGGATAGCGTGCCAGTGTATAGCGTAGAGTCCTTGCTTACGCCAGCAGCAATTGCCGTATTTTGGAACTCTTTGATAAATGCAAGGTACTGACCCTTAGAGATTTTTCCGGCCTGGAATCTGTCGTAGTACTTTTGATTCTCAGAGTTCCATTCGTGGGTATAGGCCGTAAGCAGCGCATTATAGTAGTTTGGATCGTCCTTACCAATTGTCTCAAGAAGTCCAGCGGCAAGTGATCGGTACTGTTCGGCGGTGATTGCCCCACCCTTCAGGTCTACCTGTCCCTTAAGGTTAAGGTAGGAGAATGTGTAATCAGATACCGACTTTCCGTATGTTGCAAGGTGTTCTTCGTTCGTTGAGCTTTGCGCTCTTCCCTTAAGGAACGAAACCAGTTGATCGTAGTTAGCACCGTTTGTCAACTCAAACTCGTCAGTAAGCCTATTGTATTCTCGGTTAATGTCAAAATTGTTGGCGTCATCAATCTTCTGCAGGAGGGCCTGATACTCCATTGAGTTCTCTTCAAATCCACCAAGATTGGCAAGATCCTTGTAGAAGTCAATGACGTCGCTCAGCGTCGGAACGCTGCCATATAGGGCGGTCCCTTTATAGAACGCCTCAAGCAGCAGCCGCTCCTCCGCAGCTTTCTGCTCACGGATGAGTTGCTGAATCAACGATGAAAGATTGGATGAGCCTGCCTCGGCCCTACCGAAACGTCCGCGTCGTGCCATTAGGCTTGTACCTCATCGGTTCCCGTCGGGGCTGGGAGAAGGTTTTCCTCACCCGGCGCCGCCGCATTAGCAGCCGTCGCCTCAGGCGGCAACTGCGCTTGGTTCTCTGGTTGGTTGAGTGACTGGCTTCCTGGGACGCCAGACTGCATCGTTCGCTGGGCGTTGAGCGCCTGCTCCTGAGTCACCATCATCTGCTGTTGCAGCTGCTGCTGATTTGCCATCTCCATCTGCTGGAAGGTTCCAATAACATTTGCCATCGTGGCAACAGCCGCAGGGTTGAGGGTTGCATCGGTCTGCTCGTCTCGGATGAGTTCCTTCTCGCCAATCGGATCTTCCACGCCCACACGATCCATCGCACGCTCGGCGCTCCAGATGCGGTTCTGTACGAGGTTGATCGCGGTGCTGGCAAGTTCCAGCGTGTCTCGTGGCGTGAGTTCTGGGGCGACAATCTCAATGCGGTATTCACCAGCAATGATTGACTTGACCGCAGGATCCTTCGCCTCCCACACGCGGGCGCACATCTCCCAGACCTTCTTCATCCACGAGTAGAACACCTTGCGCTTTGGCGCGAGTCGGGACTCGTAGTTGGCGATAAGCGCGGCGATGGCGCGGGACGAACCCAGCACCTGCGCGGGCGCGAGACCAAGGAGCAAGTCGTTGAGTCCAGTCGCCACGGTCAACTCTCGGTCGATGCGGGCAACGTAGGCTTCAATCTGGAACTGTGGAATGAACGGCTGGATGGCACGGAGTTCGTTGCCTGGACCAGGCGTTGCGACACGACCCGGCTTTGGCAGCGCGTTTGGTGGCACCTCGTCAGGAGCCTCGGCTCCGACCAACTGCCACATCTGACCACCGACGATGGACTGGATCATTTGCGCCATCGCAGTGATGCGCTCGTCCTTCTCGCGGAGGAGCTGCTCAGGATCGTATAGCGCAGGCTTGCCGTATGGGCTGCCTGGGATCTTCCCGTTCGGGAGGTGGATGTACGGGATCTGTCCTGCGTACTCAGGGTGCGCGTCATTCTTGACGAGCGTGTTGCCCACGTAAATAGCATTGTACACCAGCGGCGCCTTGCCTGGACCCTTTGGCACCTTGTACCAATAGTCGTAGACTTCCACCTGCATCTGCTCGTAGGCAGTCTCGCGGCGGAGCGGGTTGCGCTCAAAGGCGTTCGCCCACACGTTGCCGATTGGGTCAGCGTGGCTGCCACGGCTCGTGTATGGGAACCACTTCTCTCCCTGCTTGACAGGGATCACGTTGACGCCGTAGTCCTCTTGGATGGACTGTGGCGACATTCCGTAGGTGTAGAGCGCCCAGTCTAGGCGGTTGTAGTCGCTGTTGCCGAAGCCGAGGTAAAGGTTCTCAGGTCGCTCAATGATGGAGACCTTCGGCAGCTTCTCGATTGGATCCCAGTAGACTTTGGCGGCGGTGTGGCCGTACAACTCCTTGAGGAGTGCAGCCTGCTCGTGCAGAAGGTCCATCTCGTTGGCATCCCACCAACGGAAGTAGAGCCGCTCGCGTAGGGCGGCGGCTTCACGCTCTTCCTGTGTGCTTCCAGTTGGGACATAGTTGATGACTGGTCGCACCGCCTGAATCGCCGCAGGGATCTGGACGTAGGCGTGGTGGATGTTGACGGAGACGTGGGCGCGACCAGCGAGGCGGGCGCTTGGATCTTCCGACCAGTGGTCTGCACCACCGAGCGTCATTGTCTCTGGGTGATAGAGGTTGTCCATACGGCGGAACAGCGCCTTGAGGCGGTTCTGCTCTGGATCAACCAACTGCTTGCGACCAAGGATCTCTTGGAGCAAGGTGTAGTCGTCGTTCTGCTTTGGATCAAGTTCCTGCGCAACCAGCGAGGACTCCAGCATCTTCAACGATGCGGCTTCGCTTGGCGACAACTTCTCTACGTTTGGCTGGATGCGGAGGGTTCCAGAACCACCACGTAGACCAGCAGAGAAACCCCCAGGGGCGCGTCGGCTGCCCTTGGAGGTGGCGTTCATTGCAACAGGGGCATTCGCCACTGGTGCGGTTCGTGGGAGCGGGGAGTTAGAAGCTCCGGCGGGTAGGCGGAGGGAGCCGCCGCCGGAGCTATTGATCTTCGTCGGTGATGTGGCGAGTGGGGCGACACGATCAAGTCGGTCGCGGATGACAGCGCCCTTCTGAAGTCGTCGCGCTTTGTCAATGGCCTTGCCAATGGCAGCAATCTGTTCTGGCTTTGCGACCTCTGGGTCAGTCGTGTACTGACCAGGTACGCCTCGCGTATCCTGGAACACTGCTGGGATCTTACGGACCTTAGCCATTAATCACTCACTCCAAAATAGGTGAAGGTGGGATTCTCCACGCCCTTCTCAGGATTACGCAGCGCGTGTCGCACGGCGATTGCTAGTGCCATCACGGCGTCTTGTTCAAGTTTCTTATCGTCAAGTCGATAGATGAGGAGTTGCCGCTTCAGCTCGTCCCAAGGACCACCAATGGGGAACTCGACTTGACCTTTGTCAATCACGGCCTTCAAGTCGTTCAAGAGTTCCACCTTCTTCGCCTTGGTGCCACCGAAGTCAAAGCCTCGGAGCGGGCGGATCATTGAGAACTCTTGCTGGAAGAGCCTGCCACCGAGACCAGTAGAGTCCACGATGGTGGTGCAGAAGGCGCCGTCTTGGCTGTAGAGGAGGTGTCCCTCTCTCACCATATTAACAACTGCGGAGATACTCTGCTTGCCGCTGCGCTTTCGGATGCGCACGCCACGGATCTTCCTGCGGTCGGTGATGTCCAGTGTGATCGCCCAGGTCGCGTCGTGCGAGATTCCTGGGTCTACGCCCTGCACATAGCGGTGATTCCGCTCTGGTGAGATCTCTGCGTCTAGCGTCTTGTAGGACGCAAGGATGGATTGGCTCCAGAAGAAGGCGTCTCGCGCCTCGATGAAGTATCCATCAATGTTCTGTGGGATGAGGTAGGGAGCCTGTTGGCGTACCACATCATCAAAGTTCTCCTGCGTCAACCCGTATCCGATGTTGTCGCGGGTGGAGAGTCGGAAGGAAGTGAACTTGTCGTCCCTCGCTGGGTTCTCTGGGTTGCCCTTCTCCCAGAGTTCGGAGTAATCGTTGATGCCCTCGCTTGGTGTCCCGATGAAGTGGAGCGGACCACCAGTGGAGAGTCGGCGGAGGTTCAAGACCTCTTGGTAGATCATCACGAGGTGCGGCTCAAAGGCTGCTTCGTCAAAGGAGATGCCGTTCATATCCTTGCCGAGGAGTGCCTTGGCGCGATCCTGTGTGGTGCGGAAGTGGATGCTGGCCCCACCAACCACGGGGTGGAACTTGATCCAAGGATACTCTCCGCGATACTTCTTGGAGGTGTCAATGATCTTGCCCAGCTCCTTGGAGAGTGGGCAACCCCTGCTCTTCTGTGCCGGATGGTTGCCGCCGAGGATTGCCTCTACCTCTCGGAAGACCAACTCTGCGGTCTCCTGCTGGATGCCTACGTGGTACCACTCGTATGGAGCGTTCGACCAGCGGACTGCGGACTCTGGATCGTTGGGGTCTGGGTTGGCTGTCCCTAGTTTGTATAGCGCGTGATGGAGACACACAACAGCCATAGCAAGAGTCTTTCCTGCACGGTTCCCAGCTGAGACGACCGTCGTGATGTAGCGCGGGCGGTAGCCCGTTTCGTCTCTTTCACTGCACGCCTTCCACCAGTTTACCTGACCTGGGTTTCCCTGAATGCCGAGCCATCGGAGTGCGAAGAATTCAATGTCCGACCTACCGCGAGCGAGGTCGAGAGCAACATCGTTACTGAGCGGCTTCAAGCCTTCTTCGCCTTGAGGCGACTACTAATAGATGCTGCCTTGCTCTTTGCATCAGCCTTGCTGCTCGCCCCCCAGGCTTGCAGGCTGAGGAGGAGTCGAGTCGGTCGTCCCTTCTCGTCTTTCTCTGGACCAGGCATACCGCCCATACGGGCGAGGAATGAAGCGCGTCGTGGGTTGTCCCCACTCTTGACAGGAGCCTTAAGCGTCCCGCCAGTCTGTGCCTTGTAAGATGCGCGTCCCTTGGCGTTCAAGCCACCCTTTGGGTTCTTGCCCTCTTTACGTTGCCACGCTGCGCTCTTCGGCATTACTTCACCTCATTGTGGAAATACAAAGTCCCAGAAAGGAACTTGATGGATTTGGCGACGGCGGCAATCCTGTTGATGAAGGTGCCGTCTGCCTCATAGTGGCGGTCTGTGTACCCAGCCTTGCGGGCCACGTCAACCTTGGCGATGTAATTGCCAGAGGTGGAGCTACCAGATCGGAACTCTGGAGTAGCCGCCTTAGACCATCCGCAGTATACCACATCATTGCCAAGTTCTGCTTGCCACATCATTTCCGCGATGTAGTGCGGGTCGTAGGAGTCGTCGTGGTTGAACCAACCCGCGTAATCAGATGTCGCCAGGTCAAGCCCCTTGGCCCGCTTGTCGTGGCCCCAGTCCTCAAGGTTCGGCTCTGCGTAGAAGGTGACACCAGTGTACCGCTTGCGAGCTTCCTCCAGATCAATGTCACTAGCGAGGACAATGATCTCATCGGGCTTCCTACTCTGAGCGAGCAGGGAGTCGACCGTGCGTACCATCCCCGCTGCATCCGCATGAGCAGTCACAATCGCTGTGAATGTTGCCATTGACCCTCTTAATGATATCGCTGGTGGAGACGCTGTCTGTATACTTTAAGTAAAGCATTGCGATCTCTCGTTCCTTGAGCCACTCGGAACTAATACCGAGTTGACTCAGGAGCGACTCCCCTTGCCAGTCGTCTCCGTGGGCAATGTAGGAGATCTTCTTGTCCTTCATAGAGTCGATGGTTTCCCCGGTGTTCTCGTCTCCAATGTTGACCACTACTTGGTCTACCCATCGGCAGGACCGAACCGACTCAATCCGCTCCCCAAGTGTCAAGACGGGCTGCCGCTTGTACCGAGCAGCGAACTCGTCCGTGTTGAGTGCCACGATCACCT